GGAATAGCTCAGTTGGTAGAGCATAACCTTGCCATGGTTAGGGTCGCGAGTTCGAGCCTCGTTTCCCGCTCCAAATCAAGTGTTGTGGGTACACTTTAAACGCCACTTGGAATGCGGGAATAGCTCAGTTGGTAGAGCATAACCTTGCCATGGTTAGGGTCGCGAGTTCGAACCTCGTTTCCCGCTCCAAATGAAGGGAAGAATAGCTTAAGGCTGTTCTTTTTTTTGACCCCTAAGATCTCGTTTTAGTTCTTACACGCGATTAGTCAGAAACAGTTAATCCATATCATCATCTAAAGTAGCTATCTTAAGTTTTGTATTCTGAAGCACTACAGGATCAATTCCCATCATGTTAAATGAGGCTTCATGTCTTTTAAGGATATTTGTTGTAGGTATGATTACATCACCATGATGGATACATTCAAGCGTATCTAGATCTTTAAAAGTCATATACATTGAATTGTCTTTAAGCTTTACCTTTGATTTCTCAGGAGCAGTCTTATTCCACCCCTAAGATCTCGTTTTTGTTCTTACACGAGATTAGTCAGAAACAGTTAATCCCATCTCATCATCTAAAGTAGCTTTCTTAAGTTTTGTATTCTGAAGTACGACAGGATCAATTCCCATCATATTAAATAAGGCTTCATGTCTTTTCAGAATATTAGTAGTAGGTATGATTACATCACCATGACGAATGCATTCAAGTGTATCGAGATCTTTAAAGGTCATATACATTGAATTGTCTTTAAGCTTTACCTTTGATTTCTCAGGAGCAGTCTTATTCCCACTCTAAGGATTTTAGTTTTAAGCTGTTAAGAAACTCAGAAGATAACAGACCAATAAACAGTTTGGCATTGAAGGTATGTTCAGTAGAGACATTTAAGGTATCAGCATCAACATGGTTCTTGAAATATCTGTACATGACTTCAAATTCATTTCTCTGACGATATCTTAAGAATATTTCCTCATACTCAAACTCTTGAGAGAATGCGTAATGAACAAACTTTCGGCTCAGTAAATTTCTTACTTAAAAAGTAACATATTATTTTACTTGTTCTTAAAGTAATAATATGTACTGAAAGATAACAGAAGCAATACAAAGATAGATGCAACAATTCCATCTGCGCATTCTGTTATGGTATTAGATTCTTTATATTCAATTATTGAATATCTGACACATACATATAAGACTGGAAGAAGAAGAGATAAAACATCTAAATCAAAGAATATCTGAAATGCTTTTTTAGCTTTGGTTTTAAAATCATCATCAGGAAGGATCTCTTTAACGAGTTGCTCGATAGCCTTGTTTGTCTCACTGTTTAAATGATCAAAGTTATCTCTGATGTAATTACTAATATCACTTTCTGTAAGTGGAGCTTCATTCTTACTAATTTTATATATCGAGGAAAGCTCTTTAGTAGCTATAGCTGTAAGAATATTTCTATAGCTTTGAGAATAAATGTATCCTCTTAAACGAGTTCTTTATTATGATAGTTTCATTTGTTTCTTCCAGAAGCAATCTCTTCAATTCGCTTTTCCATGAAGTCAGATAAAGAATTATCGATATTCTTATTAACTTGTGCACTCTTAATGTCAATAAAATCTTTTAAAGAGTCTATTGAGTGCCTATTTGCATAGTTACGAATTGAATCGCCTTGCATCCTGAACAAAATTAACTGGCAGATTCTTATACCACTTTTAATTTTAATTCTATTGTGACTTATGTTTCTGATTACAATAATTTTATTCTTCTGATAGGAAGGATTAATATATTGAGATATAGAAACATCCAAACCTACTGAACATAGACTATTTCTATTTACAATAATTCCATTGATGAAACTTGGTAGCTTGATGGTCTCGGCGGAGTGACCTCTAACAAAATCATTTGGTTCTAAAACATATCCATCTGTAATATCAATTGTTTTAAATTGATTTTCAATGAACTGCTTGTTATTGTCTAAAGTCAAATCTAATGTTTCATCTTGACTACATTCCCAATGGTCAACAGTTGATCCTAGAGTCAGGTCTATGCTGCCGGGTTGAATGTTATTTGGATCCAGAGGTGTTATTGACAGTTGCTTTTTTTCGATTAGATCAAATATTTCTTTATCATTTAAACTAGACATGACACACTCTTTTCACTATCACGTTTTTACCTTCAAGAATTGTATTGACGTTAATATACAATACATTTATTGAAATAACTTATGTCTAAGGATAATATCTTTGCCTTTATATATTAATACGTGAGTCTATTTTTATAGACAGTTGTCTAAATTTATCTGATTAATTGCTTTCTTACTATTGCACTATCTTTTCTTTTCAGATTTTAATTTATTGATAGCAGTATATTAAGACTTGAATAATATTTCTATGTGAAGTTTAGCCGTTCTGGTAATTTTACATATGTAAAAGCCATACAGCCGCCATACGTTATAGCATTTATATGCTACTAGCTCTGCTACTAACTCTGCTAGTATCACCGATTTTTAACGATTATTTTATTGAAAATTAAGAAAAAATTGAAAGGGTAATTAGCTGATTTTAGATACAAAAAAAGCACCTAAAAGGTGCTATGGCGGTGAGAACGACCACCATTTTTTGCAAATTACTTTTTGATTTATAATTAAATCTAGCATATAAGATGCCTTGTGTGGCGTATATGTGGCGGTGGATCCCACGTGATTCAGCACACTCATTTTTCTCTATTATCACACATTTAAGGCAGTATCTCTACTGCCTTAAACTCACTTCTTTAAGATCGTATCTACAATAAAACGACTTGTATTCTTACCAGCTTGTTTTGCAAGTTCCTTGATTTGTTCCATTTCACTGTGAGTACAACCAATTACGATACGACCATCCTTTTTAAGCTCATCTGCTTTGTATGGTCCTGTAGTTCCTGCAGGACGTCCTGCACCTGATCGCTTACCGCCCCATGACTTTTCTTTATTATCCATTAGAAGAACTTCTCCATAATAGTTTCAATCAGTTGAATAATTTGCAACAGTAGTATTAAAGCCATCATGATCTCTAAACGATTAAAACTTTTCATTTGTCAAAACTCCAAATATAACTTAAAATTTTAAGTACCCCTTAGAGCTCCAATCTAAGGGGGAATTTATTAGAAGAAGTGGTTAAAGATAAAATCTAATGTTTGTATGATTAAGCTTAACAGCATTATGATTTCTATCTTTGACCATTTACGTTTGCACGATTGCTTACGTTTCTTTTTCATATGCCCTCCTTATGTTTCTTATTATATATCTTGAATTAAATATGTCAATAAATATATCATAATTATGGAAATATTTTTTAAAATATGTTTGCAAAAAATTGGAAACTTAATATAATATTCGTATCCAAGAACTTATGGAGTGGGTAACATCATGGCATTAAATTCTTTTGGCAAGTTCATAAGGAAATATCGTATAGATCATTCCTTGTTACTAAAAAATATGGCTGACAAGTTAAATATTGGTTCTGCTTATTTATCAGGAATGGAAACAGGTGCAAAGCCAATACCTTCTGATATGGCGGATAAAATATCTAATGCATACGGCTTTGATGAAGTTTCAAAAGCTGACTTGCAACGTTCTATTGATGAATCTCAAACCTTTGTTAAGGTTAAAACAAATAATGATCCTTTAAATCAGCAATTGGTAGCTGCATTTGCAAGGAGTATCGATTCAATGTCTAGTGATGATAAGAAGAAGATTTTGGAGATTGTGAATGGGAATAAATAACCGAAAAGATGGTTTTGAAGTTGCACCTTTATCAATAAAACAAATTCAGATGGCATCTGACGCAACAAGGGAGTTTGCAAAGCAGTTAGGTTTTGTAAACGAAGATGGTCGCATTGATATTGTTCGTTTGCTTGAGTTAGGAAATCTTGATGTTGCTTGTGGAGATAAAAACTCACAATTAGAGCTATCTGTCGTTCCCGATGAATTGTTGCCTAAAGCTGAAGCCAAAACCTATCCTAATGGCGTTATTGAAATAAGAGAATCTGTTTACAATAGCGCTACCAGTAACGATCCAAGATCTCGTTTTACTCTTGCGCATGAGTTATTCCATGCATTAGCTCACTGTTCTCAAATAACATACTGCAGAAATACTTCTTCTAATACCAAGATTTACTGTAATAGTGAATGGCAAGCTGATACTTTTGCAAGCAATCTGCTATTACCTGATGAGCTGATAGAACGATACAAAGCGCTAGATGAGCAATCACTCTCTTCAATGTTAGGTGTAAGCGTAACATGTATCAAAGTTAGAAAGAAAAAGTATTACTCAAATTAAGAGCTCTAGTTCTGTTGATACAAAACTAGAGCCTTATAGGTCAGGTTTAGCTTAGAGCTCACTACCTGGACCGACATTAAGAAGATATCCTAATGTGAACATAGAACACTCGCATTATAAATTTCTTCTTAATGAATTTCAAATGTGGGCTCGCAATAAAAGGACATTTACATGCCTAAATGTTTAAAGAGTTGCGAGATCTCTCAAAATACTCCCAACGAAACTGATTTTGTCTTTTGTCGATTTATTAGACGGAATGGCAAAATCATATACCCTAAGAATGCAAAATTCTTTAAATTCCCAAGACAAAGCAAAGGAGTAAGATATGGCCACTAATACAAATAAATGCTATCGAAAAGGTGCAATAAAGGATCGTACACAAACTTACAATCCTAAAAATTATACCTTTGTAAAGAGAGATGCTGTTTCAGGTCAATTTATGGATGTGAAACAAGATGGTTCACCTTTCAAGGGCGTTGCTAAAGAAATTGACCATAGACGTAAAAGATAAAGCTGTAGCATAAAGCTTATCTACAAAGCCCTCTAACAGAGGGCTTTCTTCATTTATCTAAGCTAAGCACTAACCACAAGTGCACCTTTCTTAACTTTTGTAGTATTAAATCTCTTTAATCTTTGTGCACTAATATCAGGTGCAACAGCTGATTCATAAAGTTGAGCTGATGGTATATCCTGAATCGTAAGCAAGAGCTTTGTAGCCTGTGCCTGAATTTCTGCAATCTTTAGAAAAATCCATAGCGTCCCCCCATGAAAATAAGTAAGAGTATTTTCCACTATGTAACATTTCTTGGTAAATGTTTGTAGATTTTGCTTTAAAACGAAACATTTTTTACCTCTAAGCTCCAGTACTACCAAATCCGCCATTACTCATCTTTAACCTCCACCCCAAAAGGCAACCAACACCCTGCGATTTTAATATCAAAATTTTTAGCCAAGTGATTAGTGGTAAAACCGTTTATAAAGCGCAATTCATTAGTATTCGTATCTACTTCCAGATTTGTAATTAAGATATGCTTAATGATGTTAGGTTTAGCTTTGTATCTAAGATATAAATCACTGCCAACGAAACAATAATGCTTTACACAATCTTTAGCTAAAAGTGCATCAACTTCTGCAATAGTCCTAAAAGGTCGATATCTATAAGTAACTTTTGTCTCTGTAGGCTCTGTTTTCTTTACTTTTTCTAATGGTAAAAAGTAGGTATAGTGACCACAGTAGTCATAACTACAACCAACTATAAAACGATAAATGTCACGACTTTTATTGATCGTATATAATGTATCAATATGACTTTTATTTTCGATGTAATCATCTAATTTTTCTATATGGTCAGCATAGTATCCCTTTTTGCCTATATATGCCTTTGCCTGTTCAGTGTCATCGAAACCAAACACATCTTCAATATCAAAATTCTTAAACTTCATACTATTCACCTTTTAACCAAACGGCTAACCAAATTGTGGGGGCGCATACTTCATGCTTTTCAATGTAGCTATACTCTTGTTAATCATTAGCAGAATTAAAGTATGAGAAAAACTCATCAATCTTTTTAACAGCATCAGGATCATTAACAAACTTATTAGCCCAATATAAGAGGTCACATTCTTCAGCTGAGAATTGACGAGGATCTTCGGCGAGGGTGTAATTCAAAGCTTTCTTAAAAGGCTCTATATCATTTGAGTATTTAATGGCTATTAGTGATTTTCCACGTTCCTTTGCCAGCTTATTCAGATAATCAAAATTGATTAAGATACTTGTAAGCTGTTTAACTGTCAGTTCAACCTTGATAAGGTTCTGTGATGTTTCATGTTCCATTGTTTTATTCCTTAGTTGGTTTATCATTTACGATTTATGAAAGCCATTTGTCCAGACAACTTTGTCAGATTGCTTAACAACAGGAAGAAACTTATCATTAAAGTAAGTCTCAATCTTGATCTTGCAATCACTTACAGCAGCCTGAAGAGCGACATCAGGTTTTAAGCCGTAATCTTTAATGTAAATTGCTTTTGTCTCAGCGCCATACACTCTCAAGATCAAGTCTTTTAAAGCTTGTTTTGCTTTATCATGAGCATCGTCAGGGGACAGCTTATTTACCTTAACTTCATAAAGCACACGCTCTTTAATAAAGTTATCCATCTCAACAGTTAAAAACTTCATACTGGGTCTTACTCTTTAGTAACTAATAAACTGTACTTCTCGATTAGATCATCTCTGTTGTATATACACAACAAGTCCTCAGACAGGCGAACCAAGCGAGAGACATCATCTTTGATAACAGCAACGGTAAACTCCTGCATATCGATATCCTGTTCTTGCCATGCTTTTAGGTCGCCTGATACCTCGTATTCCTCAACAAAACGAGCTATAGCATCATGCAGATTGCACTCTAAGCTATCCAATCCAGGTACTTTAACTTTTAGCAAAGCTCCATGAGGAATAGGAGAGCGTAAGCGAACTTGAAAGAGAGACAGGCAATTATCCTTTTTAATAAAGTGAGCTCCGTCTAAATTCATTGACCAGAACTCGATATGTTTGCCTGCTAAGACGTCAATACCAATCTCAGGATCAGAACCATCAAATTCATCTTCAACGCTCTTAAGCCAAGCTTTAAGCTCACTTACTCTCATAGTTATGCCTTTGCTACAGTTGTCTTGTTTAAATGATGATTGCCGTTAAGTTCAAAACGCTTTGCAGCATTTAAAAGACCTACACGAAACTTCACACGATCAGTTCTATGCTCATCATCTTTTAGATCGCTGTACTTGTCCTTAAGCTCATAAGCTTTTAATAAACGTTTCATTTGAAATACCAAGGTACCTTTATCAACTTTTGTCTTATGGCAAAGCTCATCGACTACAACAAACTCTAGAGCATGGCTGTCATTTTCAAATACAGAAAGATTGGATTTGATATACTCATCATCAAAGCCCAGAGCGCGAAGTAGCTTGTCGTATGTGCCTACTCTTACACCAAAGACAAACTTTGACTTTTTACCATCTACCTTTGCCACAGGAATGGCTTGCTTTGCTTCATCAGTTCCTTTTGTTCCTGTTCTTGGTGAAAACTTTGCAGGTGTCTTAATCTCAGTCTCTGTCTTTTCATCAGCTTTAACCTCTGCTGAGCTTTGGCAGGCTTTCTCAATGCTCTTCTCATCTTTAATCTCAATCACTGGCTTTTTGTATTCTTTCTTAGTATCTGTAGCCTTACTCTCTACAGTCTCAACGCGCTCTTCTACCTTGGTATCAGATTCAGCATCTTTAACCTCAGCTTTATCCTTAGCTTCATTAGCTTTCTGTGCTTCAATTACACCTTTGGCAAAAGCCTGTGGTGTATCAGGATTAGCTTTATCAAGCTCTTTGTTGATCTCGTCCATGGTTCTGCTGTCAGCTTCATAAGCATCATAGGTGTTGTATGCTTCCAAAATGACTTTAGGATCTTGCAGATAAGGTAAGATCTTGTTTATAACATCAGGAAAAGCTCCTTTCTTTAAAGCGACAAATGCAGCTCTAATTTCTGTAGGTTTGGCTCCCATAAAAACAGCCTTGTACAAAAGATATGTATTAACAGGCTCATAAGGCTTTAATGTCTTATCAGTAAGTTTGATATCCAACATTGCTAAAGGTTCGTAATTGTTCTTAAACCAAACGCCATATAATTTCTTCATCTTGTTATTCCTTGTTTACCCAATAAAAAACACTTGCATAACCGTCTACTAAAGATCCACTGTCATCAGTCATTGGAAAAGCATGTATGCACTGGATATCTTTACTTTCAATCTTATTGTCGTTGATAAACATACACAGCTTCTTTTCAGCACTGTGTATATGTCTGTATGGTGAATATTCTGATTTTGGTTCTTCATCAAAGAAGATCTTGTGAACTAAAACTCTCATTTTTTAACTCATTCCTTGTGTGATTTAAGATAATCTTGTCTTTTTTTTAGAACCCAATCATCAATATCAGGCTCTATCCATACTCTTTGAGCATTACTTGAATTTGTTAATGGGAAAGATTCAGGAAAATCTGTCCAATCCAGTCTTAAGTGTCTCAAGAACGTCTGCGTGGTCATGTGTAGCTTCATGGCAACTTCATTTTTATTAAGTAAATTCATATAAGTTCCTTATAAACTTGCTCAAAAAGCCTGAGGTTAGGAAAGTGAATGAACTTAAGAACCCAACCTCAGTAAATCTCAACTAAGGAGATATTTTCATGTTTCTAACTTACTCACCATATTTAAGAGCGGATGAGCGCGCTCTTTCTGCTTGTTTCCGTTGCTACAGAAACTGTTCTAACATTGATGCCACCATGAAGAAAGCTAAGATTATGAACATGCTTACGGTAATGTTTACCATCAGGTCATATAGCTTTTGTTTGAGCTTAGCTTTAGTCATTTTGGTTACTCCTCAATGTCTGTTAGTCTTGAGCCTGTCACTAGAGCCCAAAGAATTTGTTTAACAGGGTGTAAATCTCATCTTCATAGCTGTACAGGTAGATAGTTGCAGCACAGCATCCAATAAAACCAACACCTGCCATAAGGTCGCTTAATACAGCTTTTGTGTCTTTACTTAGTTTCATTTATGAGGCTCTCCTGTTCTTTAGCTCGACAGTTATCAATAAAAGCTTTCTTAAGTCTGTCAGCTTCAGCTAATACAAGTGACCTGTCATTTTCATCGTCAATAAGCTTTATTGCATAATTGCAATAGGAGATAAACTTGCTAGCAAAGCTGATACCTTTAGAATTGAACTGGTAATAGTTGACACATATTGAGTGAAGAGCCTTGAAAGCCATTGCTGATTTGAGCTGTGGTCCTGTCCTAACCAACCCCCTGCAACATTTAAAGCCTTCCTGCTTGTCGAAGTATTGAGCGTTGAAGTTAACACCTTCAAGTACAGTTTCTTCTTTGTCTTTTAGAAGCTCCCATGCACGGCATGCTGCAAGATCTTCAAGTACACCAATATCAAATGATGCAGGTATATTCTTGATTTGGTTGTAAGCTAACTGATGAACGCTCCACAACCACTGAGGATCAGTTGAGTGAATTACCTTAAGCGCAGCAGCTTTAACAGCCTTAGATACTGATGATCCAGGAGCACCTGCTCCATCAGCTTTCTTTTCAACAGGATCTTTTACAGGTACGTCTTTAACAGGCTCTGTTGCAGCCTTTTGTACTCCTTTAGCTGTAGCTTTAGGAGCTTTTACAGACTTTACAGGTGTACCTTTGTCTTGATCATGCTTGTCATTGGTATCGTCTGTAGGGGTCTTTGACTCATGCTCTTTACCAAGACTTAAAACTGCATCAGTGATCTTGTCCTCAATCTTTTGAGCTGTAACAATCATATTCACAGCATCAAGATAGGCCATTTGTTTCTCATTAAGCTCTTTATTGATGTCTGTCTTTAGGCTCAAAGAAACTCTGTCAAAGAACTTAGATGCTAATTCTTTTGCGTTTTCAATCTCAGCGTTGAGTTTTCTATACTCTTTTGCTTTTAAAGTAAGAGTTGAGATCTCAATATCTGATACTTCGAGAGATAAATTTAGTGTTTCCATTTAAGAATACCTATAAATCATTAGTTTTAGCTAATCTTTACTAACTATATTAGTTAAAACTAACACAAATGCAACAGGAAAAACTAAAGAATATTTTATCGTATTGAAAAATAACGAAATTTAATTAAAGAAATGCTGCTTAAAATTTGATTTGATTTAATAAATTTATTTACAAAAGTAATAAATAGTATTATAATATAAGCACGTTCAATGAGAACGGGGACTCGAAAGAGATGTTCAACTAACGGAGATATTCAAATGGATGAGAATGATTTAACTTTACTGTTAACTATCCTTTGGATACTTTCTAGCAAAAGTAATCAAGAGAAAGCACTAACCCTGTTTAACCTGATTAAAAGCTTAAGCTAGAAAGCAAGGTGGGGTGAGAGCCCCACCTACTCCGATTATAGGACATTAAATCATGGATGGAAAGTTATATAAGCGTTTAAGAATGGCATTGGGCTTAACTACCAGTGAGTTAGGTGAAAAAGTTGGTGTTGGTAGTAATTACATCTCAATTATGGAGAATGGAAAGAAACCTGTATCAGAGTTACAGGCTATGAAGCTTAAAGAGTTGATTGAACAGCGTTACAAAGAGGGAGATGAGTGCTTTAATATCTTAAAAGAGATTTTTAGTAAGTAATTACCAGAACGCTGTGTAGCAATGCCAGGCAAAGCAGACTAAAGCTACACAGCTATAGATTGTTATGCAGGATAAAAGTTGTAATCAACAAGTGTTTTAGCTTTTGTGATTTCGTTTTTTCTTTCAAGAATAGCAGAAACTATACTTTTTTCGGTATAACCATTGCCGTTTTTTAATTTAATTTTAGTTGAAACGGTTTTAAATCCATTCATTTTTACAAGGACTCCAACGCATTCGTCTGCGTATGAACCTGATATAACATCTACATCAGATAAGTCTAAAATTACAGTTTTACCTTCTTCTAACCCTTGTTGTATTTTTTGTCTGAAAGGAACTGCAGAAGCTCTGGAAGCTAAACTGCCAGAAGGCAATTTTATTGTTAGTGTCTCCATTTTTTTTTCCTTTTTTTTGTTTTAGTTATTTGTCATAATCGACAGTAACTCATCAAGATCTTTATCTTGATTGTTTTGGTATTTAAGTGTCGTGGGAATTGAAAAGGCAATTATCACTCCTTTCCATTCGTGGTCAATTGTACTATAAATACCTTCCGATGAATCACTATTTTTTAATTCAAATAAAGTATCTCCTGATATGATCTGCAAATCTCCGTTTGTTGTTTTTACAAGATCAACAAGTTTTGCTAAGCCTAATCCTTCATGATGATTATCATTATCAACAGAAACTTGTGATATACCTATCTGGGAAAATGGATTCGACTCAAAGGTCACATCATAAGGAACTCTCTGTCCCCAACCGTCATCAAACCTCTCTTTATACTTTTTAGAGGAATTGCCTCTTTGTAAACACCACTGAATAGCATCTTTGTGATTTTCTATCTTTGGAATATGTGCATTTTTTAACTCTCTAAAAAATCCAATTCCACAATCTACAACTGCAAATTCTATTCTTTTCAATTTTCTGTAGTATTGAGCAATAGAAAAACCAACTCCTTTTCCATGAGCCCATACATTATCGTGTAACTCACCAACTACCTCACAAAGATCATTAACACAAGAATTTTTATTCGTTAATAGTCTTTTAATACACGAATTAATTGTTGATGTTGCATCATTTGTTTTAAGTTGTTCATCCAGTAAAATCAAAGGTGAATAAGAAAAACCATCTGAATGTCTATTCACCGTTATTGGAACACCCCAAAGCTCATTATAAAAACCAATGCTCTCTAAATAAGAATTATCTTCTTTGCACTTAATTTGTTCTTTACTTATTTTTTGAGATTTTATAAATGCAGCAATTACTGCAATAAAAGAAGGTGTTATAAACTCCTGCGATATATCAAAGCTGTCTTTATAATTAAAGCAGTATTTTAATGCGGTTTTTACTTTTAATTCATTCATCATAATCCACCTCTACCCGACTTATCTATGACACGACCGATGATGCGGAAGTTGATCTCATCACCTTTGTGTATAGTTTCATCTGGATACTGGGGGTTCTCGGAATGAATAATTAGATCACCATTCATTAACTGTATTAGGCGCTTTACTCTTACTTCATCACCATAGACGATAGCGTAAACATGGTTATTATGTATGGGGCTTGTATCTGCCATATTTACTAAAATTCTATCATCAGGGAAAAGAATTGGTTCCATGCTGTCACCTGAGACAATAAATCTTTTACAATGCTCAGGATTCACACAAATACGCTGAAACCATGATCGGCGATACGTCGCAGGTACACTCTCAGTCTGTTCTTCATAGGTAGGTTCACAGCCATTACCTGCAGCACATTTAATACCGTATTCTTTAATTTGTACGTAATCATCTGATGGAGTTTCATCATCATCCAATGCAACTACAGGATCACCTTCAGGTTCCCCTTTGCCGGTGATGAGCCAATTGAGATTTAGATTTAAGGAACGACTAGCTTTGTAAGCTACAGTAGACATCAAATCTTTGGTTTTACCACTTGTCCATCCATTTACAGATGAAGATTTAACGCCACATTCTTCGGCAAGTCTGGATTGGTTCTTACCACTCTTTTTTAAACCGTAGTTAATACGATCTGACAATTGAGAAAAGTCAAACATATCTAACAACCCCACATTTTTTAGCTATATCTAATTGTAGGATATATTTTAGTAGTTATGCCTTGAATTTTTATTTAGTTAAAACTAACATAATATATAACGGCAAATTTTGGATTTATGTAGATGAAAAGACGAAATTTAAAAGATCCTGTATTTACTCAAACTCTTATAGATGAGCTAGGCGGTCCTACCAAAGTAGGAATGATATGCGGTATTAAAGCTCCTTCTGTCTTGGGATGGTTAAAGAAAGGTATACCTCGTGGTTGGATGATGTACTTTAAAACTGAATATCCAAATCTACAGGTTTGGGCAAAAGAGCCTGACTGGAATAAAGAACCTTCTACCTTATCAAAGTAAGGAGAGTTATATGGACACAATTACCTCGTATGTATCAGATGATTTGATGCAGTTGGAACTAGCGCCAGCTCCAAAGATTATCTTAGTTGCATTGTCTACTTTTAAGAATGGCTATTATTCAACAATGAATAACCTGGCTCTTAAGGTTAATATGCCTCGTAGAACTATCCAACGTTCTTTAAAGACCTTAAAAGAGCGCGGTTATGTATATATTGATGAAACTGACGTAGGCAACATCAAGCTTTTAACTGCCAACATCATGAAAGATGCTGAGAAAGTTCGTGTTGAAGCTATGCAGCCTTCTTTGATTAAAAAGATGCAAAAGAAGTCAAAATCCAAGAAAGTTGATCCTGTTGGAAACTCTTTAGAGCCTGTGGAAAACTCTGTTGAGATGGTGACAAATAGTCACATGGGTGCGACAAATTGTCACAGGGGGTGCGACAAATTGTCACACTCCTATAATAAAGATCTAAATATAGATAAAAATAAATATATATATAGATCTGATCTTAATAGTAAGGAGCAAGGAGAAGTTTTTGAAAATCAGGCTCACGAGCTTGAACTTCAGGAACAGACTGTTGCTCAAAAGCCACAAAATCAAAAAGTCAGAATCGTCAAAAAGAACGTTCGTGGTATTGATCTCTTTATCACCTATGATGAGCGCGGTGAGATGATCAACAGTGAGTTTGTTGATTATGAACATGCCTTTGACAACATTGACGAAAAGACCAACAGAAACGAGGTTATCACCTCAACTCTAAGACAGACTCTTAGTGATGTTTACAAAATGTCAGCATCTGACGTAGAGCTGTTAATCGAGAAGATGCACTCTTACTACGTCAAAGACGGTACATGGAGATATCAAAGAGGAAACCGTAAAGAGATCTCATTATCTCAGCTTACAAGACTATGTGAGCACTGGGTTAATAATCTTAAGAAAACTCGACAAAGATTTAAGCAGCAAAGTGACTGTGTTTACGAAGAGCCACTTACTGCACAACAAGATTCATGTACGTTGTCACAACCCACATCTTTAGCTAACAATCGTGACAGTGACAGCGTGCATGGATGCCAGAACACAGGCAAAGATCCAATGGAGATGCCTAGTGTGCTTACCAAGGAAATGCTTGCTAACAGCGAGTATATGTCAGCGCTTATAGCTCAATATGGCGCTGATGCAGTCAACAGACAGGTATGGAGAGGTGTTTTTTAATGTACGGTAAAGATTTCGATTATGACAACATTCCTCCTGACAGAAGGTTGCCTATACCTCCTGAGGCTATTGAAGAGCCTAGTGAAAGTAACAAGTATGGCTCAATCTTTCTGTACAGAAAAAAATATCCAAACGAAAAGGTGGGCAAAGCCATTATCTTGGATTTTGAGACTACAGGCTTAGACAGGTTTAATGATGATCCTATCGAGTTAGGCTTTCTCAAAGTTACCTACTCTAAAGACGATGGTAAGATCTTTCAAATCACTGACAAGTATCAAGGATTTAAGCAGCCTAAAAAAGAAATCTCTCCAATGATTACTGATATCACAGGTATTACCAATGAGATGGTTGCAGGTGAAGATTTTAACTATGCAAAGATCTTTAAGCTGTTCTCTGATGTAAATCTTGTGATATCTCACAATGCTGCATTTGACTGTCCGTTCTTTGACAGAATCTTCAAAGACAGTGAACCAATGCGCAAGATACCTTGGGCTTGCTCAATGATTGGTATTGATTGGTTAGGTTATGGTTATAAATCATGTGGCCTTGTAAAAATCATTGCTCATAATCGTTTTATTTACAAAGCTCACAGAGCATTAAACGATGCTATGGCTCTTACTAACATGCTCGTGTTACAGCCACAGCTCTTTATTGATTTAAGACGTTCTGCTGCTAACAAGTTCACAGTACTGGCTGTACCTGAGAGCACACTTAAGAACAATGAGAAAGATCGTGAGACTATCTCAAAAATGGGATTTTTTAAAACACGTGATTCAAACGCTCTTATCAGAGTTATTACTCCAAATGTTAAAGCTAAAGCATTAGAGATCATCACAGGTAATACAAATCTCACATTGAAAGAGCTTGTAATCATTCCAAATGTACCTGCAGATAAGGCTTTTAGAATGTACCAGATTGACGGAATTTAGGAGTGCTTATAAGTCGAGCGCGTAAGGAAGGTAAATGCTAACTAAGTACATCATAGAAGCAATACAGGATGGTTACTCATCTGATTATTTAAGTCTTCTGCACAACTACGGTTTATGGGCACGATATTTTGGTGCTGTAGGGTATCACTGCCCTGCAACTGTCCATGAAGACTATATCATTGACGATGAGAGTGCACTTATTGTTGAAGCTTGTATGTGCTGGTTAAAGCAAACACGACCTCAGGTGTACAAGTTGTTCTCAATGTACTATGTTCGTGGTCTTGATGAGTATGACATCTTGTCAGTACTTAAAGAGCATGATCACAGCATTAGAACACCAAGAGCGCGTTTCAAAGACAGATATGATGCTACTCCATACGATAAGGCTATACGCTACCTTACAGGCAGGGCAGTGAGAGATGTAATAATCCTGGGCGAAAAGCTAGTTCTTTCGCATCTTGTACAGGTATACAACCAAGAGCATGAGACACCTCTTAATGTAGATTGCGTTAAGGAGTGTTAATGAGAACCTTTGTATACAACAGTATTGAGTATCGCTCATTGTGTGAGTGCTGCAGTGCTCTTAATCTTTCGTATCAGAAAGTCAGACGCTTATGCAGACATTACAGACGCGCTCAAAAAGATCCTACTCTTGCGATACGTTGGGCATTAGGTATAGAGCACTTATCTCATCTTGAACCTAAAACTATTGCTTACTCGCAAGATCAAGAAAGAGCTAATTTTAGACAAATGAAGTTTAAAGAGAAGATGTTGCATAGCTTTATAAATGTGTAAGTTTTCATAGTTCTCAACAGGAAAGTGTTTCTGCAAAACAACAGAGTGATATAGAAAAGATCAACTTTAAGTAATTTTGACCTTTCACCAAAATCTGCGCTATACTATAGATGTAGCTACAAGCTACCGTGCCTCAAAAACACGACAATAACTAGCGCTGACTTGGCGACACACGTCAATCTCACCATATTTAATACACAGTCATTAGACTTCGTGTATCTGCTGCATGGTGGTGTGGTGTGAATATATTGAATAAGCACCGCTCGACTAGTTACGAGTTTTTGAGCACCACCGACCCACTCAAAATGGGTTAATTCAAAAATATATAACTAGGAGACATTATCATGTCTAACTCAAATCTAACTTCTTACAACTTCCATAACTCAGACATCCGTGTTGAACAGAACGATAAAGGTGAAGTGCTTTTTTGCCTGGCTGATGTATGTGCAAGTTTAAATCTTACCAATGCTACAGTTATTGCAAATCAAGTTAAAGACGAATTTGGCATCCCTAAGTTAAACTTAGGTGTGGTCACCCGCCCTGACGGCTCAAGAATTGAAGTTAACTTCATCACTGAGCCACAGCTCTACTTCGTAATGATGAGGTCACGCGCTAAGGTTGCTCGTGAGTTCAGACAATGGATTTGTAATGAAGTGCTTCCAGAAATTAGAAAACGTGGTGCCTATGTTGGTAACGAAATTAAAAATGAAGTTGCAGACAAGGAAGCTAAAAACTACGATTGGTACATTGGACAGTTAGCCGAGCTCTTTGAAAAGAACAAGGTAAGTAAAGAGGTATTGGTATCAACTATCAATATTGCTCAGCGAGTTTTTAAAACTGGATATGTTGTAGCTCTAAAGAACACAGCTGACAATCATGATAAGCCAAAAGCTGATGAGAAAGTAACTCTTACAGAAGATGAGATTACTGCAATTGATCACATGGTTTACTACCATGACAAGTTTAGACCTGACACATTAAAGGCTTACAAGAAGATTGCAGAAATTCAGGCACAGGCTACAAAGCTCTTGCTTACTATTCAGGATATACCATCAGCTCAACTTTATGAATCAGCTACAGCACCTGATATCAGTGCTCAAAGATTAAAGAGGTTTAATACTACTAAAGCAAAGAAAGGTGAACTTGTGGTTAGTGCTTAGAGATGTTAGACATATTGTCAAAGTCTACAAAAGCCAGATAGGGTAAGATTTAGTTAACTAGTTCACATTTTTTTTATATTTTTGCCCTAAATCATAGCAAACAAGTAAAAATATCAAACTTTAATTTATTAAAATTCAATAAGTTAGTAATTTTATATAAAACGGATCGTTAACGGATCGTTTTTATGAAATACACTTGTAAACAATACAGTGGATTAGTGTGATTACAAGGTAAAAGCACTGATTTAATGTATTACATACGAGATAATTTAGTGTGAAAAACCTGCCTTTTGGCAGGTTTTTTCGTATATGGAGAAAGGCAAATGTTGGATGATATATTGCAGTTGCCTTATTTCCATTTTATTCTTGCAGGAATTACAGGCGCACTAATAGCCTTCCTTCGTTCTACTCTACAGCAATATCCTCCTACAACCAAAGAGCGCGTATTAGATGCCATCTTATGTGGTGCTGGTACATTGTCTATTACATGGCTTGCATGGAGGTTTGGCACCGAGAAGTTTAACTATAAAGATGCAATAGCGTATGCAATTCCACTTGGTTTCTTAGGCTCAGGTCATATTTTTGAGCTTATCTCTAAGAAATACCTTAAAGGAGCAACAAAATGAGAAACAACTTGTTGCACTTTGGAGCTTATGCTTTTGAATTTGGTTTTGCTTTAATAGCAGCTATTGCTGGCGTACCAATGGTATATGCAATCATAAGTGTGATCTGCTTTATCTGCATTTGTCTTTGGAGACGGTAATGAAAGCATGCCCTTTAGAGACAGTTGAACAACAGAGAGTGGTTGCATGGGCAGATCATCAAAAGATAGGAAATGACACTATTGGTCAATTCTTATTTGCTATCCCGAATGGTGGTTCAAGACGTAAAACTACAGCAAAGTTTTCTCAAGAAGCCTATCGCATGAAACGTGAAGGCGTAAGAGCAGGAGTTCCTGATCTTATGTTTGCAGTTCCCAAGCAAGGTTACGCAGGTCTATTTATAGAGATGAAGAGAGCTGTTAAAAGCATGTCTCATGTTTCTGATGAACAAAAAGTATGGCATGAGCGTTTAGCAAGAATTGGTTATAAGGTTGTCATCGCTTATGGCGCTGACGAAGCTATTCAATCTATATGTGAGTATCTAGGCTATGAGTATGCAAGCAAGTGATAATTGTAAGAATTTAATCAAGAGCTTTGAGACTTACTCAGAAAAGGCTTATAAAGCTACAGATAATGAGAAGCACTACACCATCGGTTATGGGCATTATGGCTCGGATGTAAAAGCAAGTGATAAGTGGTCACTTGCCAAAGCAGAGGCTGTATTCTCTCAAGATCTAAATAAGTTTGAAAAACAGCTAGTTGCTTCATTAAATGCTGATGAGATTGAAGTTAATCAGAATCAGTTTGATGCGCTTTTAAGCTTTACTTACAACTGTGGCATTACTCGATTAACTAATTCAAGCTTATGGAAGTCGTTAAAGAGTGGTGTTCCTAACTCTGATTTGTTTTTACAATACAAATCACAAGGTGGTAAGTATTTAGCAGGTCTCTTACGCAGACGAGTTGCTGAAATTTACTTGTTTGAGGGAGCGGATTGGCATGAAGGTAATGATCTTGTGCTTGAGTATGTTCGCATCAGACGAGCTAACAATATCATGTTAAAAAACACTGGACAGCAGACTATTGATGCACAGGTCTATTTAAAAGTTGACCATTTAGATGGCTTGTTGAGTTTTGTGGCTAAACATGAGTAATGAATAAGTGATAGGTGCTAGTACACCATGTAATTGGTATTTATCACACCTTCTTTGCTGTCAGAAGTAAAACAGACAGCTCACACTTAAGAACTGTTTAGAAGAACCTCTTCCTCCCATGTTTTCTTTTAGATAGTTCTTAAGTGTGAGACAAACAAATTTGTTAATTGATAAGTAACTAATCTTTTTAATGGCGTTTGTCTCGCACTAAAATTTATTGACGGTATATAGCATGAACTTTTGTGAATACTTTAATGTAAAAGAATCATATCAAGTACCGGAAAAGTTATTAGCTCTACTCTTGCAAAATCCAAATGAGATATGTGCTCAGTATGTGAAAGAACATGATCTTTCTAAAGATGAATTGATGACTGACTTTCAGCTAAATGACGCAGCTCGAGATAGTCTAAAGCAAGACTTTACACCTGAAGGGATTGCAGAGCTTTCTGCAAAGCTATTACCTTCAAATTTTGAGAGTGCTGCTGATATATGCTCAGGAACTGGAGCGTTAACAATTCAATTATGGAAAATTAACCCATCTGCTTATTTTCACTGTGAAGAGTTTTCTGAGCGCACAATTCCTTTCTTGCTGTTTAACCTAATGGTTAGAAATATTGAAGGTGAAGTGCTTTGTGGTGACTCTCTTACTCAAGAATATAAGCATGTGTATAGGCTTACAAAAGGTTCTCAATTCTCGGTACTTGCAGAAGTTGAAACTATTGAGCCAAAATCATATGACGTGCTTATAAGCAATCCTCCTTACTCGCTAAAATGGACTCAAGAGAATAGATCTTGTTATAAGTATGGAATCGCTCCGACAAAAGCAGCAGATTACGCATTTGTTCAATATGGCTTAAGTTTATTAAAAGCTGATGGTAAAGCATGCTACATCTTACCTCATGGCGTTTTGTTTAGAGGTAATTCCGAAGGTGACATCAGACAAGCCTTAATTAAAGATCATATTGTAGATGCAGTTATTGGCTTGCCTAATAATTGTTTTATGTGCACTTCTATTCCTGTACATCTTTTAGTATTTGACAAAAAAAAGACAAAGAATTTATTAGTAGTTGATGCTAGTTCTTTATGTGACAAGGAAGGTAAATTCAACAAAGTCAAAAAAGAATACATTAACAAGATCTTGGGCTTATACAGTTTAAGAAGTGAAGTTGAAAAGTTGGCTCATGTTGCTACCTATGAAGAAGTTGAAAAAAATGAATTTAACCTCAACATACCAAGGTATGTAAATTCATTTGAATACACTCCATCGCCACCACTAGCAGAGACAATAAACGAATTAGTTTTAATAGAAGATGAGCTGTTTGATAATCAGCAAAAGTTATTAAAAAACATATCTACCTTAAAAGGTTTTTCTTTAAAAGAACAACAGGCAATTGAAGCATGGAAATGGTCTCTTACAATGCATGGTGCGATTTTGAACGAGGGGTCACAGGAAAAACTTATAAAGCAGGATGCTGCTATGTAGCTCTTTCAGCCTCATCTGAAAAAGTAAATAGAATTGATAAAGACACAGTTCTTGAAGATGCTACACGATGGTGTGTTTTTATTCCTAAAAAATATCCAAATTGCTTCTATGAGCTTCTTTCATCTATAGCTTGGCCTCTTTTATACGCAAAGTGTAATCAAGGCATTAACTTTAAATTTGAACATATCAAGTTTTTGGAGTTTCCTAAAGTTGAAAGTTCAATGCTACCAATTATTGAAAAAAGCCTAATTGAGTTAAATCAAGCTATATTTCAAGTTGAAAGAGATATTCAGCTATCCAAAGATATGAAAGAGTTCTTCATGGATAAAATGTTTATATGACTTCTCTAGAAACAACATTCTTAATTATCTATCTAATGTTCTTTGGCTCCTTTCTTTTAGGAGCTATAAAACTCTCAATTGACTATAAGGACTACAGCAAAAAGGAGTTTCGTGCTCAAGTTGCAAGCTATGTACTTTTGTTGGTGTTCATAATGGGGGTTATAGTTTACATTGTTTATGGATCTTAAATTACAGCTAATTACTGCTACTCTGTGTCTCGCTATTGGCGCTTGTTTCGGCGTGACCGTTACAGCCAAACACTACAGAGCTGAAATTATTAACCTGCAGGCTGAAGCTATTAGAACTGAGCAGGACGCTCTGGTTAAGCAGCTTAAAACTGAACATGAATGGCAGACTAAACAGGAACAGGCAGACAAAGAGGCTAATGATGAGCTTACAAAGATTAAGACTAAGTATGATGCTGCTGTCGCTAAGCTTCATGCTAACAGCTTGCACACAGACAGTAGCAGTGCCAATAGAACAGCATTGTCCTCAGATACCGACTCTACCAGAGAAGCTAAAACAACCTGTGAATGTGGACAGCTTAGACAGGACAGAAGAACTCTTGCAGAGTATGCACTTAAGCTCTCAGCTAAGTGTGATGAGATTGCAGTTGAGCGGAATGAGTTAAGTAAGAAATATAACGCGTTGCAATAAAGATTAGAGAATAAAGAAAATGAAAACAAAGCTGTTTGCAGTATTTTTAATCGCATTTGGCGCTGTATTTTTTGATCTTGCTTTTAAAATTGTTTTACCTTTTGTTCTTCCTCTTTTGTTTGAGACAGAGAAGTTTTATTTGAATGGCAATCTGTACTTTTCTTTTTCAGAGATGAGCTTTTCTGGTTTTGTTGTTGCTGTTCTTTTGGGCTATGTGATTTGTTTTCTACAAAATCATATACATAAGAGCTAGCTTCAACAATGTAATCATCAACTTTATCAAGTCCGTTTTCTAAGTAATGTGAGCAAATTGTTGCAAATATGAAAGTAATAACTGGATTATTGGATATAAACTTTTTTATTGAGTTTGTTGTTTGCTTAAGAGCTTCAATATCAGTTTGAGTTACATCAGATAAAGATAAACCTTTAATAAAAGCCTTAAGTTCATCGTCATTATAGAGACTTGCATCATACAGAATTTGATAAAAAGAATCTGAATCATCAAGTTCTTGGTATTTTGCAATTATTTTCTTTAAAACAGGCTCGGAATATAAAGAAAGTTTATTAAAACCATTAACAAAATTGAAAGCGTAATGTAATTTGTTGCCTTTTAACATATCGTTTAATACAGGATCTTGCTCCATTTTACTTATATAAATATCAAGCAATTCCTGTTTACTCATAAGTTTTTGATTTACAACCATTGAATTTATGAACTTACAACTTTCTTTTGACATTACAAGTTTGTTTATTCTTTTACATGCTATCAGCACTACTTCGGTGAACATTTGAATTTCTTTACAAAAATCATTTTTGTTAAGCTTTTTCATATAACTCCTTCAATTGTATATAAGGCTATATAGTATGTTGTGGTTTGTAGCATTGGTTCTACTCCTCGTTATTTATCCTGTGTTTATTGATTAGATTATAGTTCATATGCCAAGTCCTTTTGTTCGTCCATGTCAATATGCCGGATGTCATAAGTATGCTGTTCAAGGTTCATGTTATTGTGCTGAACATAAAAGAACCATGAACTATGATGGACGCTCAAGACATAAGTTAGGTTATACCAACACATGGCTTAAAGCTCGCAAGGCTTTTCTAATTGCTCATCCTCTTTGTGTTGAGTGCGCTAAGCTTGGTAAGACAACACCTGCAACAGAAGTTGACCATATCATTCCTCACAAGGGAAACAAAGCTCTCTTTTGGAATGAAAAGAACTGGCAACCTTTGTGCAAATCATGTCATTCTAAGAAAACATTTACTGAAACTCTTGGTAAGCGATTGCTAGCCCCCGAGGGGGAGTCAAAAAGTTGAACATGATGCTTTAGAAACGCCCCGTAAGTTCTTTACACGCGCGTGCAAAATGGAAACTTTTTTTAGGCAGTCGCCACGAAAAATCGCTATCAAAATCAAAAAACGGTTATAAAAAATCATGGCTCGACCTAGAAAACCTACAGCAATTAAGAAGTTGCAGGGAACTCTACAGCCATGTAGAACAAACTTTAATGAGCCTGTTCCTAAGAAAGCTTTAAACACAGTTGAACCTCCTGACTTTTTATCCAAAACTGCACGCGACTTGTGGGTGTTTGCATTAGCTCAAGCACCTGACGAGTTGCTTACAACACTAGATTTTTCAGTATTTGCATGCTGGGCAGACACAATGGCAAAGATCATTGAGTGTCAAGAGATCTTAAATCGGGAAGGTCCCACTGTTATTGATGAAAAATTAGGCGTTTCAAAGCCTCATCCCATGCTCAAAATGCAGAATGATCTTAAATACATCCTGAAAGGTTATTTAACCGAGCTTGGTTTTACTCCAGCATCACGCTCTAAAGTGAGTGTTCATACTAAAACAGAGAATAAGAACCCATTTGCTGACTTGTAATTATGCGTAACTACATTAAGATTGCTAATAAGTACATTGAAAATGTGCTCAGCAATAAGATACCTACCTGTAGATACGTAAAACAAGCCTGTCAAAGACAAGTAAAAGATTTAAAGAAAAAGTCATGGGCTTATCACTTTGATACAACCTTAGCTTGCAGAGTATGCAAATTCATTGAAGCGCTTACTCATGTTAAAGGTCCTAAAGCTGGTGAGAACATTAAACTTGAGCCATGGCAGATCTTCATATTAACGACTGTGTTCGGTTGGGTAGATAAAAACAATCTCCGTCGTTTTCAACGGGTTTATATCGAAGTGCCACGTGGTAATGGTAAATCAGCATTGTCATCAGGTGTTGGCTTATACATGCTATGTGCTGACAATGAGAAAGGTGCTGATGTTTACTCTTTTGCTACCACACGAGATCAGGCAAAGATCGTTTTTGGTGATGCTCAGGCTATGGCTAGAGCTAATCAGCCATTAAAAGATTGCTTTGGTTTAAATGTTTTATCAAAAACCATGGTAGTGCCTGGCACAAACTCAAAATTTGAGGCTAAATCAGCTGATGGTAGTACCCTTGATGGTTTGAATACGCACTGTGGCATTATTGATGAGTTGCATGCTCACAGAACACGTGAAGTATACGATGTTGTAGAGACATCTATCGGTAAACGTTCACAGCCAATATTATGGTGTATTACTACAGCCGGTTTTAATTTAATCGGTATCTGTATGGAAGTGCGCCGTTTCGTATGCAAGATCTTAGATGGCAGCGCAACTGAAGAATCTCAGTTTGGAATTATTTACACCATAGATGATGGTGACGACTGGAAGACAGAAGATGCTTTAATCAAAGCTAACCCAAACTGGAATATCTCAGTACAGCCTAAAGTAGTGTTAGCTAATCTTTCAAAGGCTCTGTCTGATCCTGCTGCTGAGAATAACTACAAGACAAAGCATCTATGTGTCTGGTGTAATGCTGACAGCGCCTTTTTTCAGATGTCTAAGTGGCGTGAGTGCTATAGACCTGAGATGACACTTGAAGATTTTGAAGGTGAGTATTGCATCTACGGTTTAGATCTTGCAGCTAAAACAGACATCACTGCCCTCGTAAGGCTTTTCTTTAGAAAAGAGAAAGATGAAAAGGTACATTACTATGTATTCCCTGAGTTCTGGCTTCCTGAAGATAAAATTCAAAGCTCAGCAAACTCTCAGTACAAATCATGGGCAAAACAGGATTTAATCCACACTACAGATGGTGCGATTAACGATCTTGAATCAATTCAAAATTATATAGCTCAAGACAGTCAACGCTTTGATACTTTGGCTATAGCTTTCGACCCATGGCAAGCCTATCAGCTAGCATCCAATCTGATGAATGATGGTATACAGATGGTTGAATTAAAACCCACTGTAGCTAACTTCTCAGAGCCAATGAAAGAGGTACAAGCGCTTTGCTACCAGAAAAGACTGCATACAGATGGTAACCCTGTACTTGAATGGATGGCATCTAACCTTGTGGCCCACATGGATGCTAAAGATAACGTTTACCCTCGAAAAGAAACACCTGATAACAAGATTGATGGCATGGTTGCTCTAATCATGGCTATGAAGCAGGCTTTACTTCTTGATGTTGAGAATGGTTACTCTGATGGGCACACATTTAACGATGAGCCTTTAATTTTTTAGGAACAACAAATGAATTTTTTTAAATGGATTAGAAATTCGTTTACACCAACAGCTGACAAAAGAGGTTGGCAAAACAACGCTCCTATGGTTGCTGCTGTTCCTTCAGCAAGTAAACCAACTCCTGAGCAAGCATTACAGGTATCTACAGTATATGCCTGTATCGACTTGCTTGCTCGTACCATGGCATCGCTTCCATGTGATGTGTATCTAATCAATCAGGATGGTTCACGCTCTCGAGATACTAAATGTAATCTGCATGAGATTTTATCAGTATCTCCAAACTACGACATGACACCGTTTGAAGTTATTCAAACCTTAACTTTAAACTGGGCCTTAAGAGGTAACGCTTATGCTTTAATCTCTCGTAAAACAGATAAGACAGTCAAAGCTATCTATCCTTTAAACTCTGATCAAATGCAGGTGTTCATGGATGATAATGGTGATTTGACTTACAGATACTACAACAAGCGTGATCAGTATGTAGATTACAAATCAAGAGACATTCTACATTGGAAATGTATGGGTAACGGCATAATGGGCTTATCTAAGCTTGACTATATGCTAGCCTCTGTAGATGAATCGATTAAAGCTCAATCAACTGCTATCGATGTCTTTGCAACCAAAGGTAAGATAAGAGGTATTTTGACAGCTGAGGCTAATTTAAATCCAAAGCAGAAAGAAGATATTGCCAAAGCGTTTAATGAAGCCAGAGAGCGCGATGGTAATCCTGTACTGCCATCTAATATCAAGTTTCAGTCTTATTCTTTATCACCTGCAGAGCAGCAGTTGCTACAAATCAGAGAGTTTACTGTAGAGGAAATTTGCCGTTGGTATGGCGTTCCTTCTGCCCTCATAAATTCTGATGGTGGTGCGCCAGGATCTAACCTTGAGCAGGTCACAGCAAACTTTTATAAGTCAACTATTTTGCCGATGTGCATCTCTCTTGAGCAGGCAATTATGAAAAGATTGCCTTGTATCTCAGAGAAAGTAAATCATCAGGTGTCATTCAGATTGTCATTCCTTAACAGAGCTAACGATCAAGTTCGCTCACAGGTTAATGCTCAGGCAGTACAAAACGGTTGGAAGACAAGAAATGAAGTGCGTATTGAAGAAGGTTTAGCACCTGTTAAGAATGGTGACATCCTCACAGCGCAGAACAACTTACAGCCTTTATCTATGTTAGGTACAGCAAATCCTACACAGACACCGCAAACACCAATATCAACACGACCAATTCAACAATAGAGAGTTTTAAGCAATGAATATTGAAGAGTTAAAAGAGCTACAGCTTACTCATTCCGAGCTGAAAGCTCTCGATGATCAGGAACAGTCAGGAGTGATTGAAGGCTATGCATCAGTTTTTGGCTCTATTGATTCATCCGGTGACACCATCCTTCCTACAGCATATAACAAAGTGCTTGGAACTTTGCCAAAGATGTTCTTTAACCATGACACTTTTGGCGTGCCAATCGGTAAATGGACTGAGATGTCTGTAGATGAGAAAGGCTTAAAAGTTAAAGGGCAGTTAAACCTTGAACTTGAAGACGCTAGAAAAGTGTACAGCGCTATTAAGTTCGGTTCACTAAACGGCTTGTCAGTACATCTGATGTTCACTGATAAAGACGTTGATTGGGATGATGAAAGCGATGTCCGAATTATTAAATCTGTAGCTCGTTTACCCGAGATCTCGATTGTTGGTATTCCTTGCGAGCAGAAAGCGCAGATCATCGCCTGTAAGAATTTTGAGAGTATCAACTCTGTAAGAGATTTTGAGAAAGCACTAAGGGATTTAGGAGCTTCACAAAAAGAAAGTTTGACCTTAGTAAGTCAAGCTAAAAAGCTATTTGCAACTCAGAGAGATTCTGACGAGAAACAGCTAAACCTAAAAGATATTTCTGCAAGATTAAGCAGATTAACCAAAATTATGGAGACAGAATAATGCCAGATGCAGTAAATGAGATCTCTAAGTCCCTCGACAGCTTAGAAGAGTCAATTAAGAATGTCCAGGAAGAGCAAAAGAACGGTAAACTTTCTTTAAAAGCTTTTGAAGATAAGGTCGAAGAGTTAGGCAACAAACAGTTAGAACTGGCAAAATCTCTAGCTGATGTAACTCAGGCTTTAGACAAGAATACCAAAGCTTTAACTTCAAATGACGAGGTTAAGAGCTTAGGTCAGAAAGTAGCATCTCATGAGGTTGTTAAGAACTATCAGCATGGTACCTCTGCAGTATTTACCATCTCAACTAAAGCAGATACTATCAATAAGTCACCTGCAGCAAATTCAATTACACGTAATACCATTACACCTGCTTATCAGGCAGGTATGGTCACAATGCCTGATCAGCCTTTACAGATTGAGCAGTTAATTCCACATTTTCCTGTATCAGTGGATGCAATTGAGTACGCTAAGGAAGGCACTGTTACTGATGGATCTAAGGTTACAGCTGAAGGTGAAAAACTAGGCGAAACCATTATAACTAAGCCTTCTTTACATACTACAAATTGTGTAAACATTGGTGCATATACTGTAGTAACTCATCAGTTACTTACTAATGAGGCTGCTTTAGCTGCATTCATTGAAATTAAGATGCAGTATAAGTTAAGACTCAAAGTTGAAAATCAGCTCATCAACGGCGATGGTACAGATGTCCAGTTAGCCGGATTACTGCATGAAGGTAACTTTACTGATAAGACCTCTATCGTACAGAGTAAGCTAGAAAAAGATGCAACCATGTTTGATTTTGCAATGTGGTTAAAGACAGAGTTTGAAAATCAGTATATTGTTCCAGAACATTTACTTCTAAGTCCTGATGATTGGACTAAGTTAGCATTAATGAAAGATGCTAATGGTCGTTACATTTTAGGTGGACCTCAAATTCTTACTTCCAAGAATGTATGGGGATTGCCTGTAATGACAACTCCGTTTTTAAAAACAGGTAAATATATCTTAGGCAACTTCACCTTAGGCGCAACTATTCACGACCGTGAGGCTTTAGATTTCAGAATTTCTGATTCTGATGGTGAAAACTTCAAGTCAATGCTTTACACCTTCCGTGTAAATCGCCGTTTAGCCTTTACTGTAGAAAATCCATTAGCAATCTTTGCTGGTGACTGGAGCTTACCCAGTTGATGCTCAATCAGCAAAAGCACAGGCGGTTAAAAGCAAATAACACTTACTTGTAGTTACTTAGCCCTCTTAATTGAGGGCTTTTTTTTATAGGATTTCTAAAAATGTCTTTTCAACTTTCAGCTCCAATAGCTCCAGTTTCATTAGAAGAAATTAAGGCGCATCTGAGAATTGATGATGATTTTGAAGATCAGCTGTTAGAGCACTACATCTTAGTAGCAACTCAACAGGCTGAGCACATCATGCAACGAGAAGTTATTTTTAGAAATGACAAGAACGCATTAGCTAAAACAATTGAAAAAGTACCACCTACAGTAAAGAGCTTTATCTTTTGTTACGTAGGTGATCTTTACTCTCATAGAGAACTGTCTGATGAATCAGGCTTAGTCGTCTTTTGGAAGCATCTTTTAGATCCTTTCATTATTTACAACGATGAGGACGAGTAATGAGCGTATCAGAGCCTTTGTCAGGTGAATTAAACAAACGCATTGAACTCTTCTCAAGAGTAGACATTCCCTCTAAAGAGTTAGCAGCAGTTTCACAAGATACAACCATTTGCAAAGTATGGGCAAAGATTGAGCCTACAGGTTCAGCTTACTGGTTAGGTTCTCAGACAGAACAAAAAGCAACTCATCGCTTTTGGATAAGAACCATTAAGGGTAAGACAGAGCCTATAAACATTGAACATGGGGTGTATATACGCTTTAAAGACAGAGCTTATATGCCAGTACGAGTAACTGACTGTAATGGTCGTGGTCGTTTTACTATGATTGAAGCTCAAGAACTTGGCATAGACAGACCAGAGCAGGGCACACCTTTAGGAGTAATGCTAGATGAGTAGCATCGGTATTCCTGTCAGCTTTTCAGTGCAGATACCAAAAGAACTTCAAGCTGATGATTTTGATTCAAAGATCATTAAATCAGCTTTAAGAGATGTTGGTAAAAGTATTCAAAAGACAGCTAAAAAGAAACTTTCTAACCGTAAAGGTGTGATTTATCCACGCTTGCAGTCAGGTAGATTGCGCAAAGCTGTAAAGGTTCATCTGTCTAAACGTAAAGGCAAGTTCTGGATAAGAGTTCAAGTCGATTCATTCAAAGATTTTCCTTTCTGGTACCCAGCACCACTGATGTATGGTCGTAAAGATGGAACCTTAAAACCACGCCATGATGCGGTTGTTGATTCCGGTGATGAGTTAAAAGAAGAAAGTTTAAACGCTGTATCAGATGCTTTAATGAAAGGCTTAAAAGGATGGGGATAAATGAAGCTAAACACTACTATTGAAGCCATACGTAAGCGTTGTCCTTCATTTAATAACAGGGTATTTGCTTTCACAGGCCCTATGCAGTTGCAAAACTTACGCCCTGAGAAGTTACCTGCAGCATATGTAACTATGGTAGGTGAGGTTGCTGAAGTTGAGCAGATGACAGCTAACTCTTATCTTCAAAACATCACTTCAACTGTTGGTGTCTTGATTGTAGTCAATTCACAAGAAGACAGACGAGGACAAAACGCATTTGATAAAGCTGAAGATCTAAAAAACGAGATCTTAAAAGCGCTGCTTTCATGGTCGCCAATACCAGACGATAACATGGCTGTTTATTCTTATCAGAAATATAGCGTGCTTAAGGTTGAAGAGCCTGTCTTAGCCGTTCAGATTGATTTGCAATGCACTTATGAGATTAGCAGTAAAGATACAAGACAGCCTGATGAGCTAGAAGAAACAACAGGCAAGTTTAATGAGCTAAATGCGACTGTATCGGACGAGTTCAAAGGCGGTGTTGATGTGATTGGTCAGAGTGATAAGCCTGACGGTCAAATCGATGCTCAATTCAAATTTAAAGATTTATGGTAATGGTACTAGGAGAATTAAATGTCTATTTCATTTAATCATATTCCATCAAATATCAGAGTGCCTCTGTTTTATGCAGAGGTTGATAATTCGATGGCAAATACAGCAACAGCCACTAAAAAGGCGCTGTTGATTGGTCAAAAAACAGATGGTACGGCTACAGACGGTAAACCTACTCTAATCTCGTCACAGTCACAGGCTATGACTAAGTTTGGACGTGGTGCACCTTTAACCTTAGCTGTAACAGCTTTTAAAGATCAGAATACATCTACAGAGCTTTGGTGTTTGCCAATGACCGTAACAGGCACTCCAGCATCTGGAGCTGTAGAACTAAAAGGTATAGCAACTGAATCAGGTACCATCGCTTTTTACGTTGGTGCTACTAAAGTTCCAGTAACAGTTGCTAGCGGTACCTTAGCAGCTAACATAGCTACAGACCTAATCAATGCAATCAATGCTAATAAAGATCTTCCAATTACAGCATCTACATCAACCACAGATACAGAAAATGCTACAGCAATTAAACTGACAGCAAAAACTGTAGGTTTGTATGGTAATGACATTCTGTTAGCCACTAACAGACAGGGAGCTACAGGTGGTGAAGAAGACATTGCAGGCATCTCACTTACTATTACAGCAATGAGCGGTGGTACTGGTGAGATTGACTATGCAAAAGCTTTTAAAGCCGTTGAAACTGAAACTTTCTGGTTCATCGGTTGCCCTGATTCCTCATCTACAGCATTAGATGCTTACAAGAAGGAAATGCAGGACTCTACAGGACGTTGGGCTTATTCTCGTATGCAGTTTGGTCATATCTTTACTGCTAAGCGAGGTGATGCTGAATCATTAGTTACTTTTGGTAAAACAAGAAACGACCAGCATGTAAGCTTGTTTGGTATTGAAGAAAACAATCCTAACTTGATCTTAGAAGTTGTAGGCGCAATCTTAGGTCGTGCTGCATCTTACTACACTAATGATCCTGCTCGTCCTTTACAGACAGGTCCATTAGAAGGTTTGTTAGCTCCATCTATTGAAGACAGATTTGGCTTTAATGAGCAGAATACTCTGCTATCAAATGGCATTGCTACTTTATATCAGCAGAGTGGCACCGTGATGATCCAAAGAGCCATTACAACCTATCAGTTTAACTCTTTTGGTGACGCTGATAACAGCTATCTTGATTCAACAACTCTGTACACCTTAGCTGAGATTATCTCGCGCTTAAAGACAGCTATTACCTCAAAGTATCCACGTCATAAGTTAGCTAATGACGGTACAAGATATGGCGCAGGTCAGGCTATTGTTACTCCTTCTGTAATCAAGTCAGAGTTAATTGCTCAGTATCAGAAGATGGAAGAGGAAGGGTTAGTTGAGAATGCTGATTTGTTTGCTAAGTATCTGATTGTAGAGCGCGATGCAAACGATGTTAACAGAATTAACGTACTGCTACCTCCTGATCTTGTAAATCAGTTGCGTATTTTTGCGCTGCAAGCTCAGTTCCGTTTACAGTATTCATCTACAGATTAAAAGGAGAATAACATGGCACGTGTATCAGGCGTTTGTTATGTCAAAGTGGATGGTGAGCAACTTGAAATTCAAAGCTCATGTGAATATCCATTATCAAAAACTAAAAGAGAAACTATTGAAGGTGTTAATGGTCCTGCCGGCTACAAAGAAACAAGGATCACTCCTTTTTTAAACATTGATTGTATTTTATCCCCTGAGTTTCCAAGACAAAAACTAGTAGAAAGTGACGATTTAACTATTGTTGCAGAACTAGCTAATGGTACTGTCTACACTCTGACAGGTGCTTATGTTGAAGGCGACATCACAGGCAATGCAATTGATGGTACAACTTCAATTACCTTTAAAGGCAAAGATTGCAACTGGAGCTAAATATAACCGCCTGTAATGGGCGGTTTTAGGAGACAAATATGTTATTTAAATTGACAACACCAATTAAGACCCATGACTCTGACAAAGAAATAACCGAGTTAGAACTTCAAGAACCTACTGTAGAACTTTTAGAAAAACTGAATTATCCATACATCATTGATAATGATGGTAACTTACAGTTTAATGCAAAAAAGGTTTATCAGTGGGCAAAAGAACTCTCTAATTTACCTCCATCAACCGTCAAGAAGATCTCATTCCACGACATGGAAACCTTTAAGAATGGTTTAGCTGTTTTTTTTCTAGCCTCAAAAGAGCAGGCTGCGGAGATTTGGAGCAGATCAGTAACTGGCTCTTTAACTTAGCTTACTCATGGCATCTTGATCCTTTTCAACTCAAAAAGCGCTCTATAACCGATTTGTTAGAACTTGGTAGACAAACAGAGCGTATTCAAGAACAAATAAAACAAATGCGCAAGGAACGTTAATATGGCTGGCAAGACAGTTAAAAACAAAGTTGTTGTATCTGCACAGGACAAGGCAACACCCGCTCTTTCTAAAATCAAAAAAGAGTTTCGTGTTTTTTCTCGTCAAATTAAAGGACTTGGTAATGAGTTAAAAGGATTAGGTTCAATTACAGCACTACCTATAGCAGGTGCATTTGCATCAGCGGCTGCCATTGTTAAAAACTCTATAGGTTCAATGGTGTCTTATGGTGGCGCTGTAGATGATGCCAGTCGCAATCTGACAATTGCATCTGATGCACTTCAGGCATTCAGATATGCTGCAGATCAATCAGGTTCATCAGCGTCTCAAATGGACAGCGCAATTGCTATGTTAAATAAGAACATGGCAAATGCTGCTAACGGTTCTAATAAGAACTTAGTAGGTTTAATGAACCGTTTAGGCATCTCTATGAGAGATTCTAATGGTAAGTTAAAAGATGCTGCACAGTTAATGCCAGAGGTGGCAGATGCAATTAAGTCTCAGACAACTGCAACACAGAAAGCTTATATTGCTACTCAGTTCTTTGGTAAGTCAGGTCAAGGCTTAATCAAAACCTTAAATGATGGTTCAGCAGGCTTAGCTGCACAACGTAAAGAAGCTGAAAAGTTCGGTGTCATTATGGGGGAAGAAGATGTAGCAGCCGCTACATTGTTTGGCGACTCTCTGACACGCACCAGGTATGCTACACAAGGCTTGCAGAATGCTATTGGTGGTAAGTTGCTTCCAATACTTCAACCTTTGCTTGATGATTTTAATGATTGGATTGCAAAAAATAGAGAGTGGATTGCAACAACTATTGTTGATGCTATTAAGGACTTTGCTGATTCCTTAAAAGATATTGATCTTAAATCAGTGGTAGCAGGCTTTGTTAAGTTTGTTCAAACCTCAGCCAAAGTATTTAATGCCCTGGGGGGCTTAAAAACTGTAGGAGTGGCTGTAGCTTCACTTTATGGAGTGAAGGTTATTGCGTCCATTATGGGCGTTGGTAAAGCGATGCTGTCATTGATACCAACCATAGTAAGTCTCTCTGCTGCCCTTTGGGCTAATCCTATTGTGTTAATAGTAGGAGCTATTGTTGCAGCTATCGGTGGTTTAATTTATGGCGGTTATCAACTCTACAAGCACTGGGACGAGGTTGTAACTTGGTTTACTGGCGTTTGGCAGAATGTAAAACAGGCTGTAGGTGCTTTCTTTGATTGGTACTTAGGTTTATGGGGTATCTCAGCTGATGACGTTATGGCTGTAGTTAAAAGCGTATATGACGCGGTTAGCTCAGTTTTCAGTAAGCTGTGTTCTTTTATATCAGATGAATGGAATGGTTTGCTTGCATTTCCTGATAAGTTAAAAGATGGTTTTAAGAACTTGGTAAGTTTATTTTCTGATTTATGGGAACAAATCAAAGATTGTTTCTTTAAGCCATTTGCCTCAGCTATGGAAAAAGTATCATCTTTAAAGGATGGCGCGGTAGGTCTGTGGAATAAAGCTACAGGTTTCTTCTCATCAGATGATGATACAGAACAGTCGCAAACAGCATCTATTCAAATGCCAGAACGCACATCAAGAATACTCAATGAACCTATGAGACAACCATCAGCTTTAGGTCAGACAATTATCCAGGGTGAAAATAAATCAGAGGTTATTGTCAGAATTAAAACAGATGAAAACTCAAAGGCTGAAGTTGAGCATGAGCGTACTACTGGTGCTTCTCTTAATACCTCTGTAATGGCTGACACAGGCGTGACACGATGAGTTTATTAAATGTTAAGACATTAAGAGAAGCCTCTTATGAGGGGATTCGATTTGATGTTGATTCAGCAACCCTATCTTTTGGTAGAAGAACTGTAACACATGAGTTTCCTCAAAGAGATACCTCTTATGTTGAAGATCTTGGAAAAGCTACAAGACAGTTTTCTATTCAAGGCTTTATTGTAGGTGATGATTTTATTGATCGCTCAAAAAGGCTGATTGATAAGATTGAATCACAAGTAGGCACTGACAGACGTGCCAATCATGGAAAACTGGTACATCCATGGTTAGGTTCTCTTGAAGTAACACCTATTGATAATCCTAGCATTACTTATGACAGAGCTAAAAGATTTTGTACTTTTACACTTACTTTTTTAGAAGCAGGTAATGAAAGCACAAAGAAAATTACATCATGGGCAAATCAGCTTTTAAGCAAAGCAGATGCTTTATATGCAAAAATTTTTGGCGATTGGACACCTGATAAAATAGCCGGAATTGTTGATGATGTAACCAGTCAAATAAACTCATGTGCTGCAGTATTATCTTCCTGTCAGTTTGCCCAGATGTTTAATCTTGGTAACGACATTTTAGAAATGGGGCATGACATAGCTACTTCTTTGTACAACAAGAAGGAACAGGCAAGATCTAGTCTTCTTGGTGCCTTAGGTTTATCTCAGTATGCTCAATCAACTACTGATTGGAAATTAGCTTCTATCAAGTGTACAGATGCTATTACTTTACCAGTATTAAAGCCAGTTAATGTAGCATCATCAACAGGAACATCTAAAAAACTCTCAGACAAAGAGAGAATAAATGAAGCTGTAGATGAAATTAAAAAGAATTTCAGACTTGTACTTATAGCTAATGCTATGGGTGCTATCAGCATGATTGGTGAAGATAATGATGTTGATACTGACAGTAACAGCAAGAAAACTTTATCAGATGAGCAAATTCTTAAGATTAGAAATAATCTGTTAGATGCCATTGATGCTGAGATGCTAATTCAAGGTACAGATGACAATCAGGATTATCTTGATTTGGTTGACAGTTACGTGGCTGTTTACAAGTATCTAACAGAAATGCTTAACGGTGATTCTGGTATTGAGACTGTAACTCTAAAACAAAGTGAGCCTTCATTTGTTCTAGCTTATGACAAATATGGCGACTCAACTAGAGCTGATGAGATAGCTGAGCGTAATGATGTTATCAACCCTCTCTTTATGCCAGTAGGTAATTTTACCGTATCAAGAAAATAGCTCTTTTCTAATTCTTCACTAAGTTTTTTGAACCTATAATTGGATTAAAAGATAAGTGAGGTTTATATGAAAAAGTTAGTTATCGCTTTATTTGCTTTATCTTTAGGTTTATTCAGTATTCCTTCATATGCTATTTGGGAGGGAGTGAATGAATTGCCTTCATGGGATGATTATGTCAAAGAACATCCTAACAGAGGAAGGGAACAAATTGAAAAAATGCTACAAGATAGCGCCAAATCAGATTGGAAGAGAATTATTAGATCTCAACCTGAAGTGTTTGATATGACCATTGATGGTAAGACAAGAGAGTGTTACTACGAAGGCAAAAACATAATTTGTGAGTAGATATGGAGTAAGGCAAGATTTATATGAAAAGGTTGGTTATATTACTGATTACCATTGTATCCTTAGGGTTGTTTAGCTCTTCTGCATGGGCGATTGCTGATGATTACTATAGTTTACCTACATTAGAAGATACTTATAAAAATAGAGATTTGGCAAAAGAACGATTTAATAAAGATATGAATACTTTAAAAGGCTCTGATTGGAAACGCATTATTAGATCTCAGCCTGAAGTTTTTGACATGACTATTGATGGCAAAACTAGAGAATGTTACTACGAAGGTAAAAATATAATCTGTGAGTAAAAATGAATAATGATAATGAAGTATCTTTAACCATAGGAGGTTCAGTTTATACAAAATGGACCTCTTTTAGTATTACCACCGAATTAAATACGATCAGTCCTGCTTTTTCTGTAGGCATAGTGTCTAAAACAACATCTTTAAGAAAAATAATTGATGTAGGTAAAGTAGTTCAAGTAAAAATTGGAAATGACGTTGTCCTCACTGGTTACATTGAACAAACTCCTGTAAGCTATTCTGCAACCTCTGCAAATGTGGGTATTGCCGGACGCAGTAAAACCTGTGATTTAATCGACTGCACTGTAATGGTCGATGATCCTAATATCTCTTATGAAAAGCCTAATACTTCAAATTCAAACTATGTAAGTTGCCCTCAGAATGCTGCAACAGAGTACAAGAATGTAGCTCTAGAAACTATTATTGCTCAGCTAATCATGCCTTATGGTATTAAGCTTGTTAATGAAACAAAGCCTTTAACTAAGAAGCGTAACTTCTCAGCAAAGCATGAAGACACCGTATTAAAAGCTCTACAAAACCTTACATCTACAGAGAATTTGCTTTTTTACGGTAATGAAAAAGGTGATCTTGTAGTTACTGAAAAAGGCAAGCTCACAGCTGATGATGCTTTAGTACTCGGTCAGAATATTCTTACAGGTGATGCCAGCTTTGATGCAAGTAAGATTTATAAATACTATCGAGCTGTAGGGCAAGATAAAGGTGTAACCGGCAAAACAGGACATGATGCAAGTAGCCATAATTACACAGCTGTAGATGATAATGTATCCAGAACTCGTCTTTTAACAAAGAAAGTTCAAGGTGCAGCAGATACAGCAAAATGCAAAGTTACAGCTGAAGGTGACAGAGATTATTATTTATCTCAGTTTTATAAGATTACATATAAAGTTCAAGGCTGGAGACAGTCTACAGGAAAACTTTGGAAGATTAACTCTTTGGTTGATATCAAAGATGATTTTTTAGGCATCGATACTCAACGATCACAAAAGTTTTTAATTACTCGCGTGGTGTTTAATCTGACTGAAAACGAAGGTATGACTACTACACTTGATGTAATACCTCCTGATGGCTGGAGGTTAGAGACTGAGAATGACAAAGAAGATCCTAAAAAGGTCATTATCAAGAAAAGTAGTAACTCTTCAGCTGATTTTTCATGGATTAACAAAAAGCAAAATTTTATGAGTGCATAAATGGCAGCAGATATTGAGCGCGGTACAGTAACCATCTCAAAAAATGACGATGAGTTAAGGGAACTTCAGGTAGAACATCAGAGCGGTGAAGTTCGTCAAGATGTTGAGCACATGGAGCCTTATGGCTTTTCGTCAGAACCTTATACTGATAAGAAAGCAGATGCCATTACATTTTACACAGATGAAAGTCACGAGTTAGGCTTTGTTATGTGTGTGGCAGACAGACGTTTTAGAGTTAAGTCATTAAAAACCGGTGAAGTGGTGATCTATGATGATAAGAAACGCCATATTTATCTGAAGCGTGACTGTATCGATATTGATGGTGTTGATGATCCTATCAACATCCACACAAAAGGCGATATTAACATCACCTCAAACGCCAATATCAACATTAAAGCTGACAGTGCGGTTAATGTAACGGCTGACACTGTTAATGTTAAAGCATCTACAAGCACCGTAGTTACTTGTCCTCAAAATACCATCAATGGTCCTTTAACTGTCACTCAACTGATTACAGGTCAGGGCGGTATGGTTATTAGCGGTGGTAGTGGTGCTCAAATCACAGGTAACATACAGCAAACACAGGGGGATTACACCACTACAGGATCTATCCACTCTGATGGAGATACTACAGCCGGTTCAATTAGTCTTAAATCGCATATTCACACAGGTGATAGTGGTGGCAGTACATCTGCACCAAGGTAAATTAAAATGCAATCAACTCCACCTCACGAAAGGTTAATTCATATCTTTCGATGTCATAAATGGCATACATTAAAAGCTCAAATAGAGAATAAAAGCTGTTCCGTAAAATGGAATGGCTTTTTTTATGCCTGTACGGATGTATCCCCTCTTGTAGGTGTACCTGCTCTAATGTTTAAAACTGATGAACAGATTATTGTTTTTGACTTCTCAGCAAGCCATTTGTGTCCAAGACAATTAGAGAAAATTAAAAATGAAGTTATTTCTTAATGGCAGTTTAGTTCAAGCTGATATGCAAGATTCCTTAACAAGGGCAGTGATTATCTCATTGTTTTCGTGGCGCAGAGCTGATGATAGTGATGATTATGATCATGAGCTTGGTAAACAGGGATGGTGGGGCGATTCTCTTAATGAAGATGAGATAGGTTCAAAGCTCTGGCAACTATTAAGAAGCAAGATCACATCTGAAACTCTATTAAGAGCTCAGGAAATGGCAGATGATGCTCTTCAATGGTTGGTTGAAGATGGAATTTGTACGGACGTATCAGTATCAGTAGAGCGCGACAGTAATGATCCTAACCGCATTAACCTATCTGTAATTCTAGAACAAGAACATGGCAAAACATCTTATGAGATTAAGGATATATTAAATGGCAACGATTAGACCTACTCTACAGGAAATCAAAGACAGAGTTGATAATGAAACAACCTCTAGGCTTGATAGTACTCAGCTAAGACGCTCTGACATTGTTGTTTTTAAAACAATCATCTCAAGTGTAGCTCACAGCTTGTATTCAGCTATTGAATATGGACGTAGGCAGTTGTTTATAGATAGCTGTGAAGTTTCTTATCTTGAGAGAATTGCATCTATTTGGGGATTGTCTAGAAAACAGGCAACTAAAGCTAAAGGTTTTGTTAAATTTAGCTATGCTCAAAATGTGTCTGACATTCCTCTGCACACAGTCATTCAGACAGACACCGGTCTACAGTATGAAACAATATCTAGCCCTGATTCACAAGGTGTTGCAACTGTCAGAGCATTAGAAGCAGGACAAATCTATAACATCTCAAAAAATGTTGAACTTAGCCTTCCTACTCCACTAGTTGGAGTAATCAATGCTGTGACCACAGGTGAGATCACTGGAGGTACAGATACTGAAACTGATGATAGCTTAAGAGCGCGTGTTTTAGAGCATACACAGAATCCACCAAGGCAAGGCACTAAGGATGATTATATTGCCTGGTGCCGTGAGGTGGAAGGTGTAGGACAGGCATGGTGCTATCCTCAAGAACAGGGCAAAGGTACAGTTACCATGCGTATCTTAGACGATAACATGAATTTACCTGACAGCGAGCTTATCAGTAAGGTACAGCAGCATTTAGATCTAATGTCAAACATTATGGCTACTGTGTTTGTTGTTGCCCCTGTTCCTCAACCATTCAACTTCAAACTAAAAATCAAGCCTAACAACCTCACAATGCGTGAACAGGCTGAACAAGCTATTAGAGATGTCTTTAAAGAGGAATCTGTGCCAGGTGGAAAAATCTATCTATCTCATCTTAACTTGGCAATCTCAAAGCTTACAGATGAAATTGATCATGTAATTGTAGAACCAAAATTAGATATTCAGGCTCAAGGCACCCAGTATCTTCCTACGGTAGGAGAAATATCATGGCAAGAGGACGATTAGGCTACAGTACAGATGATTATTACAAGGCTATGAAAGCTTTGTTGCCACGAGGACCAGCGTGGGAACTAGACGACCATACAACTTTAATGTCTATGCTTTATGTTGCAGCGCAAGAATTTGCTCAAATTGATGCTTTAATTAAAAAACTGATTGATGAGAGTGATCCTCGAGATGCACAAATAACTTTGTCTGAATGGTTTACTCAATGGGGTATTCCAGATGAATGTTTAAAAAGCATAGATAATCCAAGCATTGACTTATACCGCAAAGTTCTTGTTACAAAAATAGCAACTCTTGGTATGAGCTTTGGTGAGTTAGTTGCTCTTATCGCACGCTCACTAGATTATCAAAATGTAAGTATTCAAAACTTTAACACTTTTACAACTCGTTCTAATTGTTCTCAAGCATTGTATGACGATGAGTGGAAAGCTTACTTTATGACAATTACTGTTGATAAGTACAACAAGAAAGAATTTACAACAGCCTGGGATGCTTCGCAACCTCTGGCAGAATGGGGCGATCAGTTGTTTGAATGTATGGTTAAATCATTAGCTCCATGCCACGCTAATGTAATCTTTTTGTATGGTAAATCAGAATTATAACGGAGAAATATTATGGATTTTTACATGCAAGCAAATGCTGCAGAGTCAGCACCTAAGTTATCAACTTTAACTGAAAAGGGGCACTTTACATCAGGCTCACCTGAGTTAGCAATCCCACCATCTACTCCAGGTGCTGCTTGGTTTGAAAGTGTAACATCTGAGATTGTATCAGCTATTTCAAAGTTAGGAGGGACACCTTCTAGGGACAAAATAGACCAGCTTGCAGATACTCTATTAGCTAAGTTTGCTTTAAAGGCAGATCTTGAATCTCCAGTACTTACAGGCGATGTTACTGTTCCTGAGCCAACACAGGATCATAACCCAGTGACAAAAGCATATCTTGTAGATTTGCTTAAGAGAATGTCTAACGTTCCTACAGGTGCTGTATTAACCATTGCCGGAGATAAGGTACCGGAGGGATTTTTATTATGTAACGGCGCTACATTATCACGTACAACATACGCAGATTTATTTGCTGTTATTGGCACTCTTTACGGAAAAGGTGATGGTATCAATGCTACATCAAAGTTTGGTACAGCTGTATTTGACGGTGAAGACGGTAATTTAATCAGAGTAACCGTTGCAACCAATGAAAGTGATGCATCAAGTTTTGATGTTACCACATACTTTAAAGGTTCATTGGTAGAAACACAAACAGTTAAAAAGGCAACTGAGCTTGTAAACAACTCATATATCACATGGGATACCACAGTAGCTTTAGTTGCAGGTGATGATGTTACTTTTACAGGTGGTACAAGTTCAACCTTTAATTTGCCAGACATGAGAGACAAATTTGCCGAGGGTGCAGGTGGTACTTATAGTGTTGGTACAGTCGTTGAGGCGGGGTTACCTAATATCACTGGTGGTTTTGGACAGCTTAACGAAATAAGTTGCGGAGGTGTTT